ATAAAAAAAGTAATTTTAAATATTAATAATAAAATTGGAGATATATTTTTTGAGAAAATAGAAAAAGAAAAAAGTGCATTTGATGAATATGACATAGAAAATGGATATGAAGATAATGAAGAAGATGAAACTAACATATATGATACATATTTAAATATTTTAAATAACTTATTTAAGGTTTCAAAAAAGGCATTTGGTAATAATTTAAAGCAAAGCTTAGAAATGGATCTTAATGAGTTACTAGATTATTTTATATATTACACTGAAAATTTAGATGAAGAAAATATTGATGAAGATTATGCAGATGCATAGTCTTTTTATTTTTGTGAGGAAAGGAGGAAAATTTAAATGTCTGCCAATGTGAAAATAAATGCAAATAGTAGTGAATTTAATAGACAAATGGCTGAAATGGCTAGAGAGTTAAGACAGGTAAAAAGTAGCTACAGTTTAGCGAATACACAAGCTAAATTATTTGGAAGTACTACAGATGTTTTAAGAAGTAAGCAATCAGGATTAACTAATAAACTTAGTATACAAAATAGAATGATAGAATCTCAATCTAAACATTTAAGAGATCTTAATAAAGATTTAGTAAATCAAAAAAATGAAAGAGATAGATTAAATGCTAAGATAGAAGAAACAAATAAAAAGTACAAAGAAAGTGTGTCTGCAACTGGTAAAAATAGCGAAGAATCTAAAAAGCTTAAAGATGAATTAGATAAATTAAAAGAAACTCAATCTAAAAATAATACTGAAATAGATTCAACTGTAAAAAAATTAGATAATGCACAAGTAAAATTAAATAATAGTCAAAAAGCATTAATGGAAAATGAAAAAGCATTAGAAGAAGTTAATAAACAACTAGAAAAAAGTAAGTTTGATAAATTTAGTGAAGGTCTTGAAAAGACTAGTCAAAAAGCTGAGGGTATTTCTAATAAAATGAAGCCAGCTAGTGCTACCATAGTTGGTTTTGGAACGGCTGCAACTATGGCTAGTATGAATTTTCAAGAAGGTACTGCAAATATAAATACCCTTTTAGATGATCATAGCCATTTAGAAAATTATAAGAAAAAAATTATGGATGTCAGTAATGAAACTGGAATGAGTATAGATATTGTTACAGATGGTATGTATCAAGCTATTTCAAGTATTGGTGATGGTGGAGCTGAAACTGAGAAAATATTTGATATTATGGCTAATAGTGCTAAAGCAGGTGGAGCTGAGGTTAAAGATGCAGTTGCTTTAATAAGTGCTGGTATGAAAGGATATAATCAAGTTAATGGTGAAACAGCTGAAAAAATAGGAGATTTAGCCTTCCAAACGGCTAAACTTGGAGTAACTACGTTCCCGGAAATGGCTGCATCAATGCAACCTTTATTCCCACTAGCTAGCAACTTAAACATATCAATGACAGAACTATTTACTGATATGTCTACATTAACAGGGGTTACAGGCAATACTTCAGAGGTATCTACACAATTAAAAGCTGTATTTAGTAACTTAATAAAACCTACAAAAGATATGCAAAAATTAATGAAAAAATACGGATATTCAAATGGTCAAGCTATGTTAAAAAGTAAAGGTTTAATAGGAACACTTAAAATTTTACAAAAAGAAACTGGTGGGCAATCAGATAAAATGGGAAAACTTTTCAGTAGTACAGAAGGGTTAACTGCTTTAACCGCGCTAACGGGATCTCAATTTGATACAATGACTGAAAAATCTAAAAAAATGAACGATGCTTATGGAACAACCGATTCTGTATTAAAAATAGTTAATTCTACATATAAAAATAATTTAACAACTTCTTTAAATAAAGCTAAAAACGCACTAATAGGATTTGGAGATATAATAGCTCCGTTTGTATCAAAGTTTGCGGATGGATTATCAAGAGTAGTAAATGTTATAAATGCACTAACTCCAAGACAAAAAAAATTAGTTGTTGGATTAGGAGCTGGATTTGTTGCAACTAACTTAGCTATAGCAGCATTTGCGAAACTAACTAAAGGATTAAGTAATAATATAAAGTTTATGCAAAAATCATGTACAGCTGTAAAAGATTATATTAAAGCGACACGAAATTGTGAAACTAAATTAGCTAAATTAGGCCGAGGTATTTTAAATGTAACTAGAAGTATAAAAAATTTTACTGTTAATATAGGTAAAACAGCTTTAAAGGGAGTTAAAGCCTTTGTCAAAGGAATATTAACGGCAACTAAAGCAGTAGGTAGGTTTGCAATTAGCATAGGTAAAACAGCTTTAAAAGGAGTTAAAGCCTTTAATAAAGGAATCCTAACAGTAACTAAAGCTGTAGGTAAATTTGCAATTATTGTAGGTAAAACGGCTTTAAAAGGATTAAAAGTTTTTGGTAGAGCATCTTTATCAGTGGGAAAAAGTTTAGGAAAACTAACATTAGCTATTTTAAAGAATACGGCGCAATTAGCTAAGAATGGTTTAATGTGGTTAGGTAATAAAGCTAAAATACTTGCTTGTAAAGGTGCTCAATTAGCTGTAACTGGAGCAACGAAAGCAATGACATTAGCACAAAAAGCATTAAATTTAGCTATGTCTATGAATCCAATCGGACTTGTAATAATATCCTTAGTTGCTTTAGGAGCAATATTTATTACTTTATATAAAAAGTGTGATTGGTTTAGAAACGGTGTAAATGCAGTATGGGCTAAAGTTAAAAATATATTTGTTGGGTTTGCAAACTTCTTTAAAGGTGCATTCCATAGAGATTTTACACAAACATTTGGATTACTGGGCGTCCCATTAAATCAATTTTTTGGAGTAGTTAATGCTATTTGGAATGGAATAAAAGNGAAGGGTTAACTGCTTTAACCGCTTTAACTGGATCTCAATTTGATACAATGACTGAAAAATCTAAAAAAATGAATGATGCTTATGGAACAACCGATTCTGTATTAAAAATAGTTAATTCTACATATAAAAATAATTTAACAACTTCTTTAAATAAAGCTAAAAACGCATTAATAGGATTTGGAGATATAATAGCTCCGTTTGTATCAAAGTTTGCTGATGGATTATCAAGAGTAGTAAACGCTATAAATGCACTAACTCCAGGGCAAAAAAAATTAGTTGTTGGATTAGGAGCTGGATTTGTTGCAACTAACCTATCTATAGGAGCATTTGCGAAACTAACCAAAGGATTAAGCAATAATATAAAGTTTATGCAAAAATCATGTACAGCTGTAAAAGATTATATTAAAGCGACACGAAATTGTGAAACTAAATTAGGTAAATTAGGTCGAGGTATTTTAAATGTAACTAGAAGTATAAAAGAGTTTACGCTTAATATAGGAAGAAAAGCTGTACAAGGATTAAAAAGCTTTGGGAGAGGTATCTTAAATGCAACCAAAGCAGTAGGTAGGTTTGCAATTAGCATAGGTAAAAAGGCTTTAAAGGGCGTTAAAGCCTTTAATAAAGGAATATTAACAGTAACTAAAGCAGTAGGTAAATTTGCAATTAGTGTAGGTAAAACAGCTTTAAAAGGGTTAAAGGTTTTTGGTAAAGCTTCTTTATCAGTAGGTAAAAGTTTAGGAAAACTAACTTTAGCTATTTTAAAAAATACAGCTTTATTAGCTAAGAATGGATTAATGTGGTTAGCTAATAAAGCTAAAATGCTTGCTTGTAAAGGTGCTCAATTAGCTGTAACTGGAGCAACGAAAGCAATGACATTAGCACAAAAAGGATTAAATTTAGCTATGTCTATGAATCCAATCGGACTTGTAATAATATCATTAGTTGCCTTGGGAGCAATATTTGTTACTTTATATAAAAAGTGTGATTGGTTTAGAAACGGTGTAAATGCAGTATGGGCTAAAGTTAAAAATATATTTGTTGGGTTTGCAAACTTCTTTAAAGGTGCATTCCATAGAGATTTTACACAAACATTTGGATTACTGGGCGTCCCATTAAATCAATTTTTTGGAGTAGTTAATGCTATTTGGAATGGAATAAAAGAAATTTTTAATGGAGTACTAACTTTCCTGTCTGGGGTATTTACTGGAAATTGGAAAAAAATATTCACTGGACTTAAGGAAATAATATCTTCTATATTTTCAACTATAGGAGGAATAATTAAAGCTCCTATTAATGCTGCTATATCAGGAATAAATGCAGCGATAAGGGCAGTTAATAAGATTAGTTTTGATGTTCCAAATTGGGTTCCGATGTTTGGAGGTAAGCATTTTGGCATCAATTTACCACAAGTACCAGCACTTGCAGAAGGTGGTATTGTAACAAAAGCTACTATGGCATTGGTTGGAGAAGGTAAGGAACACGAAGCCGTAATACCTTTATCTAAGTTAGATAAATTAGTTACTAACTCAGTACAAAAAGTTTTAAATAAAGAAAGTAAATCTTATGAAAAAGGTAATAAAGAAAATAAATTAACACAAGTTATACTTCAAGTAGGAAATAAAAATATAGCTTCAGCTATATTTGATGAATTTGGAACTTTAATAAATAAAAATCAAAGAAGTAGAGGTATCGCAAGGGGGCATTTATAGATGTTTAGTAAGTATTTTTTAATATTTAATGATTTAAATTCTAAATATGATTTAGGATTAAGTATAGTTAAAAGACCTAATATTCCTTCTACTTCTAAAAATAAAATTGCAAAAGAAATTCCTGGTAGAGATGGTTTTGTTTATGAAGAAATAGGTGGGTACAAAGATATTGTAATTCCGGTTGAATTTAATTTCATAGAAAATAATAATCTTAAAGAACGATTTAGACAAATCAAGTTATGGATTAACGATATTCAAGATAATAAATTATTTTTTAGTGATGATCCTGATTGGTTTTATAGAGTAGTTGATGTAAATTTAAATGGAGATTTTGAAACTATATTAATAAGAAAAGGATTATTTAAAATCGATTTTACTTGTAGGGGCTATTCATATATGTTAGATGGTAATAGCCCTATTTTAATAAAAAATAACTCCACTTTATATAATTGTTATTTATTATCTAAACCATTATTAAAGATAGTAGGTAATGGAGATGCAAAGATAACTATAAATAATAAGACTTTTAATGTACAAGTTAAAGATTATGTATATGTAGATAGTGAATTAGAATTGGCTTATAAATACAAAGGTGATTCTTTTAATATAAGTAAGGGAGTTTTCCCAACCCTTGAACATGGAGCTAATAAAATTAACTATTCTAGCAATATTAATAAACTTGAAATTATACCTAGATGGAGGTGTTTATAATGCAATGTTATAAAAATTTCAACACTAATTTTGATGATAATGGGGATATAAAATTACAACCAACAAACGCTATATTGAAAATTGAACTAAATGGCATTTGTGAAATAGAAATTAATCACCCTTATGATATTCAAGGAAGATGGAAAAACATAGAGAAGCTAGGTGTTATAAAATCTAAGGTTTGTTATAACAAAAATGAACAACTATTTAGAATTTATGATATAGACAAGGGTATATCTGGAGTAACTGTAAAAGCAAGACATATATACTTTGATTTAGTTAGACAAAATATTTTAGATAAAAGAGCTGTAGATTGTGACGGCCAAAAGGCACTAGAAATTATATTAAGTGATACAAAGTTTAAGGCTCATTCAAATATATCTAATATAAGTACAGCTTACTTTGTAAAAACTAATGTAATATCTGCAATAAATGGAGATAAAGATAATACATTTTTAAAACGCTGGGGTGGCGAAATTACAGCCGATAACTTTGATATATATATAAATACTAAAGTTGGTTTAAATCGTGGAGTAAAGGCTAAATATTCTAGAAATATGTTAGATGTAAATTTAAGTGAAAATACAGATAATATAATTACTAGAGCCTATCCAGTAGCTTATGATGGTATTATGTTGCCTGAAAAATATATAGATTCTCCTTTAATTGATAAATATCCACTTATTTTTGAAGATTACGTTGATATGAGTGATTTAAAGTTAAAAACAGATAAAAACACAGATAATGAAGGCTTTGAAACTAAGGAAGATTTATATAGTGCAATGAGAAAAAGAATGGCTGAAATATATAAAAATGAAGATATAGATAAACCAAAACTTTCAGGTAATGTAGATATTGCTATTCTTGAAAATACTGAAGAATATAAAGACTTTAAAAACTTAGTAAATATCGGAATTGGAGATAGCATTGCAATAGATCATAAAGAATTAGATATGGATATATCTACAAGATGCGTTGCATTAGAATGGGATATATTAACTGAAAAGTACAATTCTATAACATTTGGTGAGTTATTTACAGATTATTTTGATAAACA